GTGTCCTTAGCCATGCCCGCGGTCAGTAAGGCGCAGAATGCTGCTTCAGAGATTCAGAAGGCTTATCTAGCCGGGATCTTGGATGCTGATGGCTGTGTTGGGGCTTGCGAGCTGAGCGATAAACGTCATAGGCGTGGGCCCGGGGTGTTCTTCGTGGTTCATATCACGATGGTGGACCGAGAACCTGCCGAGTTGGCCTATGCGCTTTACGGAGGAAATTTCCGACTTTGCCCGCAAAGGGGACTTGGCTATAAGCGGTTGTATCGGTGGCAGATAACCGGAGAGGATGGCGCTGTATTCCTACGAGCTATTCGACCGTATCTGCTCGTTAAAGGTGCGCAGGCTGACGCTTACATTGAAGCTCGTCAGACCTTCACGGGTGGGCCAAGAAAGGGATTTAAAGGTTCTGTTCAGCCGACGGCAGCTGATATAGCTTTACGCTTTTCTTGTTTGCGTCGCATCCAATCTCTAAATCAGCGAGAACACCATGCCTGCAGTTAGTCGCGCTCAGGATCGCGCAATGCACGCTGCCGCTGAAGGGAAATCCACCTTAGGCATTCCCAAATCCGTGGGGAAGGAATACGTCTCGGACACTCACGGTCACAAGGTCAGTAAGCTCCCCGAGTACGTATCCCGCAGGAAGCACGCGAAGGCTGCTGCGAAGTAAAGAACCAAGTTCTATGGCTCGTCCAAAAGGTTCCCTGAACAAGATCACCGTCGAACTCCGTGGGATGATCGAGAAGGCATTGATCGCTGCAGGAGGAGTGGATTACCTCACAAGACAAGCTACTGAGAATCCTGGAGCTTTCCTCGCTCTCTTGGGGAAGACTCTACCGAAGGACATCAATCTCGCTGCGACCGGCAGTCTCTACCTCTCGATCTATCGTTCCAAGTGCCTGATACCACCTACGAATACGTCAGTCCCGGCGTCACAGTAGACGCCTATCTCGATTCCGATTCCTTCGTGGTGGGGATCAGGGGTCCCATCGGATCGGGGAAGTCCACGGCGAGCGTGATGAAGCTCCTGGAGATCGCCAAGCGTCAGGCGGTCCAGCAGGACGGTCGAAGACATTCCCGGATTGCAGTCATTCGCAATACCTATCCCGAGCTCACCACCACGACGATCAAGACCTGGCACCAGTGGGTGCCTGAGACAATTGGGAACTGGAAGGCTCAGGGGCCTCCCACCCACCACATCCGGGATGCCCATCTCGACATGGAAGTGCTTTTTGTAGCCCTCGACAGGCCCGAGGACGTGAGAAAGCTCCTATCCCTTGAACTCACCGCCGCTTGGATCAACGAGGCGAGAGAGGTCCCTAAAGCGATCCTGGATGGATTGACGGGTAGGGTAGGTCGATATCCTCCTAAGCGGGATGGGGGCTGTATCGGTCCTCAGATCCTCATGGACACCAATTCTCCCGAGATCGATCACTGGTGGTATGTCCTCGCGGAGAGAGATACTTCGAGCCAGAGGAATGCGGAACTGGTGGAGAGCGTGAACAAGGCCGAAGCGGAGATGCGGGCCGCAGGACTCTTGACCAAGTTTCAGTCGTTGTTCACTTTCCTCGCCCAACCGGACGCCAATAGCCCGGATGCTGAGAACCGGGTGAATCTGCCTTCCGACTACTACGCCAAGATGTCCGCCGGAAAGACGGATGAATGGAAGAAGGTCTACATCCGGGGAGAGTATGGTTTCGTTCAGGATGGGCGTCCTGTGTATCCGGAATTCCGGGAACTGCTTCACGTCAAGGAGTTCGAGCTCAACACCAGGTTACCGCTGTGCATTGGGGTCGATTTCGGCCTTACCCCCGCCGCAACGATCGGGCAGCGGTCTTTTTCCGGCATTCATCGGGTGAGATGGGAAGTCGTCACGGAATACATGGGGGCCAAGCAATTTGCCGACGTGCTCCGGGGATTCCTCAACCAGACCTGTGCGGATTTTGAGATCGATACCATTACCGGGGATCCAGCGGGAGAGGCAGGAAGTCAGACGGATTCTGAGCAGACTTGTTTCAAGATCCTGCGTGCGAATGGGATCAACGCCAAACCCGCTCCGAGCAACGACCCCACGATCCGCAGGGAGGCTCACGCGCAGGCGATGACCAGGATCATTGATGGGGAGGCGGGCTATCAGATCCATCCCCAAGGCTGTCCTACGCTTCGACGTGGGATGGCCGGTCAATACCGTTACAAGCGAGTTCAGGTAGTGGGAGATGAGCGCTATCACGACAAGCCAGAGAAGAACTCGGTGAGTCACGTCTGCGAGGCGGATCAGTATCGGATGCTGGGAGCCGGTGAGGGTCGGGTAGTGCTTCGTGGAACACTCGGCGGCAAGCGGATCAAGCCAGCCTACTCGATCATGTAGGGATTGATTGTGCCCGCTCCCTGACGGAGCATCGGGGAAAGGAGTGCTCATGAGCTTCATCTCCCCCGGCACGGCGAGCAAGACCAAGAACATCCAGAAGTGGATCGATCCCTGGGACATTCCCCTCACTTCGGGGGCGTATAGCCTTTTCGGCAAGGGGCTGAACAAGCCTGGTCCCCCGGGGCCTCCGAACCAGAATGACGCCATGAACGCCGCTCAGTCGCAGAGCGATGCGATGCGGATGAGACGGGGACTACTGGCGAACATCTACGCAGGTTCGCAAACCTCGCAGCCAGTCACCGGAAAGACAGCGTTAGGCACGTGACTCCCGTTGCGCTCATCAAGGCGGAATCCCTTGCAGCCTTTGCCAGACACTCAGGCGTTCCGCTGTCTGAATTCGCACTCTCCCTCACCCTGGGCGAGGGCTATGAGCTATTGGACTTTCTCGCCGCCGGCGGGATGGGCAAGGTCTGCAACCAGACGCTGCTCGAGGCCGATATTGCCGAGGCCAAAGTGAGGGGAGATCCCTTCGTAGTGCTCGCGAACTTTCAGCTCCTGGGGTTCGATATCCAGCGGGCGGATCGACTCAATTGAAACGGATAGATCTCACGGGGAGGCGTTTCGACAAGCTGACCGTGGTGGCCGAAATCGGACGCACGAAACACCGTAAAGTCCTGTGGCTGTGCGTCTGCGTTTGCGGTAATCACATCACCAAGACAACCCTTGAGTTGTGTCACTCGCCTCACCGGACGAAGGGCTGCCGAGAATGTGCAGCAAAGGTGATCGGTGCTCACCATCGCATCCATGGTGATTCTCGAGAGCGGCTGTACTGGGTATGGAAAGGGATGTGGTCACGCTGCACTTCGCCTACTAACAGGATGTTCCGCTGGTATGGCGCTAAAGGGATCACGGTCTCAACGGTTTGGGAAGAATATGCGAACTTCAAAAGGTGGGCGTTGGCAAACGGGTATGCGCGCGGTCTCACCATAGACCGTATAGATCCCTCGAATCACTACGGCCCAGGGAATTGCCACTGGATCACAAGGGAAGAAAACACACGGCTGATGAATGAATGGAAGCGTCAGCATGTCGGATGACGCAAATAGCCTGATCCAGCAGTATCAGTTTCTCTGGCAAAAACAAGCCAACTTTAGAAGTCTGTGGCAGACAGCTGCGCAATATGTGCAGCCTGCTTATGACAATTTCATTGGTGAGTGGGCCGAGGGAGTGAACCGCAATACCCGGATCTTCGACTCCACCGCCATTGTCGCTAACGAGCGTTTCTCAGCCGCAATGGAAGCGATGCTCACTCCCCGTTCCCAGGTCTGGCACAAGCTCAAAGCCGACCAGGAAGAGCTCGACGACAACCCTGCCGTTCAGCGCTATCTCGATGAGCTGAACAAGATCCTCTTTGCCGCCCGTTATCACCCACAAGCCAATTTCGCTTCCCAGACGGACGAGTGCTACATGTCCTTGGGGGCTTACGGGAACAATCTCCTCTATATCGATGAGGTTCCGGGGACCTGTCTGCGGTATCGATCGGTTCCCTTATCGGAGATTGTCTGGGCGCTGAATCACCAGGGACAGGTCGATACGGTCTACCGGAAGTTCAAGTTCACCCACAAGCAATCGATCCAGCAGTGGGGAGAGAACGCGGTTCCGCAGATGATCCGGAACGGCTATGCGAAGAATCCCTTCGAGGAGGCGGAGTGGTTGCACTGCATCCGGCCCAACCATGAATACACGCCGTTCAGCTATGGGAATAAGGGCAAGCGGTTCGAGGGCTGGTACATCCATTTGGCGACGAAGAGCGTGGTGGAGCGTGGCTGCTATCGGGTGTTCCCTTGTGCGGTGGGGAGGTACCGAGTCGCCCCACGGGAGACTTATGGCCGAGGTCCAGCAACCACTTGTCTGCCGGACATTCGTACCGCCAACGAGATGGTCAAGACGGGTCTTAGAGCAGGACAGAAAGCGGTCGATCCACCGATTCTCCTTGCAGAGGAGTCGGTGCTGTCGAACTTCAATCAACGCCCCGGGGCAAATAACTACGGAATGATGACCGGAGATGGTAAACCTCTGGCCATGCCCTTTGAGTCGAAGGCGAACTTCGAGGTAGGGAAGGAGCAGTTGACCGAGACCCGTACTGTCATTCGGGACACTTTCCTCAATACCTTGTTCCAGATCCTTGTAGATAACCCGAACATGACGGCCACTGAGGCACTGCTTCGCGCTCAGGAGAAGGGCGAACTCATCGCCCCCGCAATGGGCAGGCAGCAGAGTGAGTTTCTAGGCCCCCTCATCCGCAGAGAACTGGACATTCTCCACGCGGCAGGACAAATCCCCCCAGCTCCCATGGAACTCTTGAAGTCCGGCAAGGGAGTGCGGATCGAGTATACCAGCCCCCTCGCCCGAGCACTTCGGGCTGAAGAAGGGACCGCGATCATGAATACGGTCCAGGACATCGGAGTCATGTCGCAGATTGATCCTTCGGTGAAACAGCTTGTCGATATGCATGAAGCTGCCAGGGAAATGGCGTTGATTCGAGGTTGTCCGGCGAAGCTCTTGAGGTCGGAGGAAGAGGTCGAGGCTTTGATGCAACATGCCGCGGACCAGCAGCAGCAAGCCCAAGCAGCCCAGGCGGCCCCCGGACTCTCGATGTCCGCTAAGAACCTCGCCCAGGCCGCTCAGGCTGCGAGCCAGGCGGGAGGAGCAGCAGGGGCGCCTTCAGTCCCTCAGGGATGACGTGTGCGGCGAACCTATGTCATTCCATCATATTCCGTTGCCATCAACCCTTTAACGGCCCTGTGGCCTGATCCACTACCCAATGCAACCGTCGGAAGTCCATACAGCTACCAGCTCACTGTCTCGGGAGGGGTCCCGCCTTACACCTTCGCGATTACGAGTGGGGTATTGCCGGCAGGGCTATCCCTCAACACCTCGACCGGAATTGTCTCCGGAACTCCCACGACTACTGTGAATCTGGACGCAGTGACTTTCTCGGTAACGGATAGCTCGCCATGAAGCTACTGGTCATCCTTCTCGCGTTCCTGTGCATGGCTCCGACGACTGTCACAAAGCCGACGCACATCAGTGTCTTGAGTATCCCAAGCACCACCAACACCATCACCGTCACGGATACTTCCGGGTCGTCTCAGACCAATCGACCGATTTCCATTGGTCGAGCGTTTGCCCAAGGAGAGATCGCGCAATTCCCCACAGCCTCGATTGGAGGCTCTGCGATCACCTCCCAGGCCGATGTGAAGAACCGCTGGCCGGATGGGTCCGTCAAGTTCGCGGTGATGAGCTTTATCGTCCCAACCCTGGCGGCGAATGGCTCTGTCACCGTTGCGTTTACGAATATCCCGACGAGCAGCAATACCGGGTTCTTAAATTCTGCCGGGATGCTGGCAGCAGGCTATAACTTCGACGGTCAGATCCAGCTCACCAATGGTGGCATAACCCCCAGCATCAGCGCCCGCGCGATCCTCACCGCCGCGGGCTCGTGCTCTGATCCAGGTAGCGATCCGGACGGCGGGGCTTTTAAGTGCACTTACTGGCTAAAAGGCCCAGTCGTGACCGCAGTGATCCTCGAGGACCGCTCCGGCCGCAGCTTCGATGTGAATACGGATGGTGGGACGGGAAATCCGCTGCATCCGATCTTCGAGGCTTGGTTCTACCCGCAGAACAACTCGGTCGTTCTGGGCTACGCCCTCGAGGACGCCTGGGCCTCCACCACTGCGGCGAACTCGGCACGTGATCAGACCTATAGCCTCGTACTGACGGCGGGCAACACGAGCCCGGCGACCGTGCTGACTGCGGGTTCTTTCACGCAGATCACACGCACTCGCTGGCACCGCTCATTTTGTGCAAATGGCACTGGAATCGGGACGAAGTATGGCTGTGGTCCGAGCATTAAGGTGAATCACACGTGGTCGTATCTTGCTACGACCAAGGTCACTCCGAACTGGGATCCAGGGCTCGTCATCAATGCCAGCAAGATCTCAAGCGAGGTATCCACCTTCGCGGGCCAGAATCAGGGATTCGCTGGCATCAGCACCGGGTCCACCGGCGTCGGCGGGTATCCGGCCTCCTTCAATGCCACGGGAGCAGGAGAATTTCATGGTCCACTGACCACTTGGGACATCGTGACCCTCATGACCTCTGATCCCACGATGTTCCCCGTGACCTTTGGAAATGCGGATCTTGGCAACGAAATCCCCTACTTTTATCGCGAGGCCGACACGAACGCCGGCCACGGGCAGACCTTCGACAACTCCGGTATTCCAGGGAACGTTCAAACGCAGGGCCGCATTGTTTCGGTCAATGCGCGTTGGCAAGCGAATCTTCTGAGTGCCGCGTGGCAAGGCCCCTGCAATACCAATTACGCGCCCGACTGGATCAACTTCGGTGGGAGCGGAGAGGATGCAGGAGTGTGGGGGACGGGGGAACTCAACCCTTCCCACTGGCCGAACCTTGCCTACGCCTCTTATCTCCTCTCCGGGCGTTATGCCTACTACGAGGAGCAGATTCTCCAGTCCGGTTATTCAGTAGCTGAGACGGGTGAGGGGACAAACAACTCTCGCAGTTGCATCCAAAACACCAACAATGCCTCGCTTCGCATGGGGAACGCTGGTTACTGGGAGGCAGACCAGGAACGAGGGAACGACTGGCAGGGCCGCGAGAACATGCTCGGTGCCTTCATCGCCGTCGATGGCTCGCCTGAGCAGGCCTATTTTCTCGACAAGTTAAAGACAAATCTGGCGGTGTGGGAGGGGATACACGGCATCACGAATGACATCGGTGCGGCTTATGCGACGGCTTGGACCTATGGCAATACGTCCCGGCTTCTGAACGCCAATGCAGGAGGAACGACGCTCGGGTCATGGACTGAGGGAGGGACTCAATCGGGTCAGACCTTCGGTCAATACGCGCCTAACTATCCGCTGTGCCTTCAGAACACGACCTCTCCCTGTCCATCGCCGCAGTTCGCAGGCTCCCCGCTCTACGGGAATGCTAATTTCCAGAACGATTACTCCACCACGATGATCGGCTGGATGTGGGAAGCGGGTTACTGTCCTGGTAGCTGTGCAATGTTGGGCTACGTCGCGAATCACCTGGTGAACGAGGCGTTGAATCCCGCCACGACCATCTTTCATCTCGGGCAGTACGTTTATCCGACACTGGATGCGGGTGGATCACAGATCACGTCCTGGACGCAGGATCAGACGTTCTATGTCCCGGGTGGACAGCCGACGAGTTGGGATACCTCTCACTGTGTTCCAGGATCGTTCGACGAGGACTACGGCTCGGAGAGCATCTCCGCACTTTCCTTCCTAACCTACATCACGACCTCTCAAGGAGGCTATAGCGGGCTCACCGCCTACAATACCGCCAGAGGCGGCTACCCTGCGAGCTGCATCTCTGGTTACTCTACTCAGAGTCCCAAGTGGGACATCGTTCCCCGCACGACCTCATCGACCAGCCTGCTGAGTCCAGCGGCCGGCTGGCACAAGATTCCCTCGACCGCGATGTGCGGAGGAGGGTCCGAGTCGAACGCCGACTACGGCGACCCCAATACCTTCCCGCACAATCTCAACGCGGCCTATTCGGCCTATGGGTTCGCCTTCCACGACAACTGCGTCGCGCGAATGACGGATTCCAACAGCGGGGCTTACGACACCAAACGCCATCGAATGATTCTGTGGGGCGGAGGACATTCGGGAAACCGGGCGAATGATGTCGTCTCGCTCGAGCTGACGCAGGTCAGTCCGGGGCCCGCAATGTTTCATCTCAACCATCCGGCGAATCCGATGACCTGTCCGGCGACGGGATCAGCGAGTGCAATAGTCACTGAATCGGATGGCGCGATTTGCCAGTTCAATAGCTCGGGGAATTTGAGTGAGATTCTCGGTCAAGCCGGATGCATTTACGTTGCGGGCTGCACGCCGAGCCAGCACACGACCCCGGGAGCGGTGCATTCCTACAACACCAACGTCTATATCCCGGGGTACGACGAATTCACCGTGTTTGGTGGCGTAACCAACCCCAACGGGTTTGGGACCAATAACGTCTGGCTGCTCGCGCTGAATACGGTGCTTCCGAGCTGTGCTCCCGTGGGGACGGTTCAGGGTTGCGATCCGGGGTGGACGCTGCTGAGCGGGCTCTATTCCAACAATCCAGGCAACGTGGGGAGCGTCGCGGCTTACGATCCGAATACGCTGGGAGTGTGGGTAGAGAATCAGAATAATCTCGACTGGTTCGACCCATCGAATAACACCATGACGGCCGAAGCGAGTAACAGCCTCGGCTACCATTCGACCGGAGTCGTTGATCCGATACATAAGTACTTCATCATCGTCGGGTGCAATCCCGGTGGGAGTTGCCCGTCAGCGAGTGAGGGGATTCTCTACAGGGACATCTCCTGTTCTGGTTCTCCTTCAACTCCTGCGAACTGCCCGAACAGGGGAACGCTCAACGCACCGACGCTCACGGGTTGTGCGAATCTCATCGGGGTCGCAAACACCACACCTCAGTACATGGGTGTCGCTTGGGACCCCATCGGCAACCGAGTTGTGGTGTACCCCAACGCCGGGAATGTCATCTGGTACATCAACCCGGTGACCTGGACCTGCACGACCGAGACCTACGGTTCTGTACAGGGAACCGATTATCCGCAGAACACACCTCTTCCTGGCACTGGAGCCGATGGGACCTACGGACATTTCCAGTACGATCCGACGTTCGACGTGTTTTTGCTCTGCAATGACCCGAACAACGACTGCTGGTACCTGAGGCTGAATCGCTAATGGCTTTCAACGTCGGTTTCGATTTTCGGCTCACTTCGGGATTCGTCACTGACCCGACTAACTACACTTACGTGCTGGCTTCGGATACGTCCTCGTCCAACAGTCGCACACCTGTCGGGCAAAGCTCCCCCGTCTCGTTTTATTGGCAGAACGTGGGGGGCACGAACCCCAGCGCACGCGACCGAAGCGCCGCAGAGATTGCTCAATGCGCGGGGATGAATTTCATCAACAATTTCGCGGGCACGGGCCTCTTCGATGATTTTACGCTCACGCTGCCGACCGCCGGCTCCTATAGCGTTGCGCTGGCGATGGGCGATCCGACCACTGGTGGTGCCCAAAATCAGTACTTCAGCCTTTTCGATGGCAGCAACACGACCGCACTGGCTTCGGCGACTAACGTCAGCACGGCCGTCGATCACTTCATGGACATCAAAGGCACGGTGTGGAATACGGGAGCTACGTGGCTTGCGAACAACGTGGCGGGGACCTACACCTTTACGACCACTACGCTACGCCTACGGATCGGGTCCGGAATCACTTCCGGGTCCAATAGTTCCACCATTGCGTGCTTAATCGTGCAATTGCTGGCTGCTTCTTCTAATGCCGGTCCCACGGTTCTCATGCACCGTCGCAACCAGTTGTTCTACATACCCACATGATTTCCAGTCGATGTCCTCTCACCTAAGGAGCTTCTCTCATGGCCGCTAATGGCTTGATGTATACCGTCTCTTTCTCCAACGTCTCGGTCACGAACGCCGCCCAGAACATCTGGGAGCTGATCGCGGCTGCCGGAGTTTCCTTCCTCATCCACTCGGTCCGCTTGACCTTCACACCGACCATCACCTCGGGTGTCGCTCAGGATGTACGAGCCCTGCTCAACATCCAGAACATCACCACGACCGGCTCGGGTGGGTCGGCCAAGACCCCGACCCCGACCAACATCCGCAATACCGTCGCTGCGGTGACGACCTGCAATTCCCTGGTCACCACTCCGGGAACCGCGGGTGTTGTTCGCGATTCCGAGAACGTCTCGATCATCGTGCCGTTCGAGCGGATCTACACGCCCGATCAGCGCACGCCGATCTCGGGCGGCGGACGCTGGGCACTCAATCTCTCGGCGGGACTTGGAGGTGCATTCAACGCTTCGAGCGAGATCTACTTCGAAGAGATCTAATTGAGTGACTCAAGCGACGCTGGTTCTCGTCAGCGAGGACACGGTTTACCGTGAGTCTCGTACTGACAATGCGTTGCTTCTTTTCTGGAGGCTCCAGTCGGCTGGTTTCGCCAGCGTGCCGCAGCAGAGGTTGCTACTTCAAACCCCTCCTGCGGCACCTTACTGGATGTTCGACACGCCGTATGAGGTCAAGGCGGCGGGATCGCGCATTTTCAGGCAGCCACCAATCGTTGCGACCATTCCAGCGGTTCAGCAGCGGTTTACGCCTCCATACCGCTGGCCGGAAGTCCTCGAGGAGTTTCAACGTTTCGATCATCAGGTCTACTTCAAGATCGTCCGGCCCTATGCTCTCGCGATTCAGTTTCTTTGGTACACCTTCGAGGTTCCGGACCTCAACGACAACCCGTGGCTCGAGTGGGTCCACCCGAAGCTCGATGATGAAGCGGCGATCCATCCGTTCCGGCAGATCCCGAAACAGATTATTGGTCAACAATGGAATCTCTTCTGGGATCAGCCGAGAAGTCCGAGACTCGAGCCGGAAAGTGATACGGTCCGGCCGTATGACATCGGCGTTTTCCTCATCCGCCAGACGGTCGCGATCCCGCAGCCGATCACGACTTGTGGACATATCGACGCCTATGACTATGGGAACGGATCGGTGCTTCTCGCGTGGCCGCCATTTCAGGGAGGGCTGCCCGACAGCTATCACATCTACGTGAACGGGGTCCTGAATCAGAGTGTATTGAATCCCTTCTACCGTCTGGCGGTGATCATGGGACTCTTTGGTGCGACCACTACCACGCCTGCGCAGACCTATAGCCTGAAGGTGGTGGCGGTGAGTGCGGGAGTGGAGGTCGCGGAGTCCGATACTCTGGTGACTGCACAGCCGACCTCCGTTGCTCTGACCACTTCCATGAAACGCATCTGGCCGTTCCCTAACTCCGGGCTTAGCTAATGGAAAAAAAGCCAGATCCGGTCGAGGAAGCCCACTTTCGTATCGATGAGCACGAGCGTGCTTTGAGTGATATCAAACGCGCATTGACGCCGGATAACGTGGCGGCGGTCGCTCATGGGGCGGTCGCTATGCTGACCCACGAGCTCGAGAAACGTCTTAAGGAACAGATGGAGGCACAGTTCTCGCAGCTCATCAAGGCGGTCAGGGCCGATGTCGAGACCGACCGAATGGTATCTGAGGGCCTGAAGGAACTTGTCGCCCAACTGAAGGAACAGGCCGTCCAGGAGACCGACACAGAGGAGGACAAGGCTCTCCTGACTGAAATCCGTGAACTGATCCGCACCTTGCGGACTCCCATCACTCGCACCGCCACGGTGGAACTGCCCAACGGGCACGCGACGATGACGGTCAGGGAAAGGAAAGACTCATGACGGCACTGGTTTCTGCGGGGAATTCTTTAGGAGCGTGGCAGTTATGCCTCGCCAACTCGGGGCCTTCGAGCGTCATCACGAATTCAACTGCGGAAACAGTATTCGACCAGTTCTACACCTACCCCTCTCAATCTGATCGTTCGACTCAACCGACCACGGTGATCAGGCTTCGAGCGTTCGGGCTTTACAGTACTGACAATGGGCCAGTGCTTCCCCTTCAAACTCCATCCAGCTCAGAACTTGCGTCATCGATATCGATGGGCCTTAGGAGACAGTCATGGCAGTAGGTTTTTGGCAAACCCTCACGCCCCTCCAAGCAGCGGGGACGGCAGTCGCCGCGACCACCACTCGTACGTCGCTGACCGTGGGTTCCACGCAGGCTCGCTACACATTACCTGGAAATAGCCTCAAAGTCGCAGGCGATCAACTGTTACTCGAAGCTTCGGGGATCATCTCTACCGTCGTCACGACTCCGGGAACGCAGACTATTGACTTCGCTTTGGCGACGACGACGATCTGCTCCACCGGAGCGATGACGCTCAATGCGGT